ATTGAATGCATCTGATTTATCTTTAATAGAGCAATACAACGGAACTATAAAGGATCTATGTAACATCTATAATGTACCAGTACAACTGCTCAACAATACAGATAGCACTACTTATAACAATATGAAAGAGGCTAAAAAGGCACTCTATCAAAATGCTGTTATTCCAGAGCTTAATAAGATTAGAGATGAGCTTAACAGATGGCTAGCGCCTCAGTATGGCGATAAGATCTATATTGACTTTGACTACAGCTCTATCCCAGAACTCCAGGAGGAAATGGACAAGGTGGTAGGACAAATGAGTCAAGCCTGGTGGATTACGCCAAACGAAAAGCGTGCTGCTATGTCGTATGGTATGGATGAGGAGAATGATAATCTAAATGAATACTATGTACCAGCTAATTTACTACCTATTGGAGGTGAGATTATACCAGAAGCCGAGCCAAAGAGTTTGGACATTGATATAAGCAAACTATTTAAAACCGCTGTAATTAATACAGTCGATACATATACCACTATAGCAGAGGCACAGGCTAGAGCTATAGAAATGGGAGGCACTGGTTATCACGAACATTTATTTAATGGCGGCACAGTATATATGCCATTTGCTACTCACGCTGAATATGAGGCAGCTAAAAACAATCGCCTAGATGAGTTCTATGCAGAGCAAAGGAGAGAGGCTGGATATAACGAGCCAATAGATTACAACTCAATAGAAACAAAAGAGGAAACTTTTAAAGACTATCCTCAAGGCGCTACTAATAACGCTCGTAGAATGTTAGAATGGCGTGAAAAGTATGGTAGAGATGAGGTTCAAGCTGGAACGCCTACAGGATGGCAAAGAGCAAACCAATTAGCAAACAGAGAAGCGCTTTCGTTATCTACTATAAAAAGGGTTAATAGTTTTTTAGCACGTCACGAGGATAACGCTAAGATAGATCCCAAATACAAAGACACGCCCTGGAAAGACAAAGGCTATGTAGCATACAATCTATGGGGTGGTGCTGCTATGGTGTCCTGGGCAAAAAGAATCTCAGAAAATGAGGGATAATGCTACTAAAAAAAGCCAAAGAATCCTGGAAAGGTAATTTTGATAAGGTGCTAGCCAGCTCTGAGCGAAAAGAGTTTGCTAATGCTAGACGTTACTATGAGGGCGAATATATAAAAGCTATAGATGACTTTTTAAAAACTGGCAAAGCTACAGGGTTTGATAATTTATTTAGAGTGGCGGACTTTACAGAAATATATCGCCAGGTCTATGTAAACATAGGACTCAAGTTTGCCAAGTGGTATTCCAAAAATTTTGACAAAGTAATTTCTAAGCAAACAGATGTGTCTGGCTATGATGACATCTGGGCAGAGCGTTTTAACAGAGTAAGCCAACAAATAGCAGCCGAGAGAGTTACACTAGTCCAGGGGACTGCTAAGGCTACTCTAGTAAATGTATTTAAAAGACTATCCTCAGATCCAGAGTTTATGGTTATGGGCGAAAGAGAGGCTGGTAGAATATTACGCCAAAAGTTTGGTCAGTACTCCAAGAGCCAAGCGGAAAGGTTAATTAGAACTGAGTCAACTAATGCAGCTAATATAGCAACGCTACAGAGCGCTACTGATATGTTTGGACAAGATAACTTGCAAAAGGAATGGATGACTGCTGTAGATGGTAGAGAACGCCCAGCGCATAGAGGAGCTGATGGACAGATAGTAGATTTCAAAGAAAGGTTTTTAGTAGGTGGCGAACAGTTATTTAATCCTGGTGATCCAGCTGGTAGCGCTAAAAATGTAGTCAACTGTAGATGCTCTACAGCGCCATTCCCTAAAGAGGATGCCCAGGCTACTGGAACTATAGAGGGATTTGGAGTGCGACCTCCAGGAGGATCAACTCAGAGCATACTTAGAACGCCAAAGCCAGTTAGAGAGGCTGTAGAGGAGGTTAAACCTAAAAGAATTATACCAGATCAGTTACAGGATAAAATTGATAAAGGGTGGGATGTAGGTGATCTAGGCTATTTAGATAACTTGGCAGATGATCAAATTAATTTTAATTTTGTTACAGGAAAAAAAGTTTCTAGCTATAATAGAGATACAAATACTATTAACATAGTTTTAGGTAGGCGATTTACTAAAAAAGGTAAAAATCTAAAGCACGTTTTAGCGCACGAATATGGTCACGCCTTACATTATAGAAAAGGATGGATAACTGGTAAAGAGGGTAGAGGATTTTTTGGAGCTAACATAGATGATTTTGATGATGATGTAGCTGATTTTTTTAAAACAACAAATAAAAAGATTAGAGATTTAGAAAAAACTAATTCTAGATACATTGATGTTTTAACAAAGCCAGAGGGCGGTAAAAATTATACACAGCGATACAATGACTGGTTTTATGCAAACTATGAGGGTACAATAGAAAAAGCTGTTAAAAAATATGGATATACTAAAGAATTAGCCCAAGCTGAATTAGGCGCAATGGCAGATTTTTTTGGAGCTATAACAAAAAACAGAATAGGATATGGTCATTCAACTTCTTATTATACAGATAAAGGCATTACTGGGCAGTTAGCTGAGATGTTTGCTAATGCTCACGAAATAAAATACGCTGATAATAAAATTATGAAAGAGATGTTTCCAGATCTATACGATGATATAATAGAGTTTATAGATAAAATGCTAAATAAGATATGATATGCTATTAAAATTAATAACAGAATATATTGAACAATATCCTAAAGAGGAAAATCCATTCGATTATTTACATCAATTTGGAGAGGATTATCTTACAGAGGTATTGCAAAACAGAAATGGTAAAAAAATTAAAATAGAACATATAAAGGGCGTTTATGATGATGTAAACGTAGTTTATATTTAATTATTAAATTTGCAATATGAACACAATCATTTATAAATCAACTCAGATAGGAGAGCTGTTAGATGCTGACACCTCAGCTGGAGTTGTAAAGGGTTATGGATCTGTTTTTGGTAATGTCGACAGCGATGGCGATGTAATCAACAAGGGAGCATACAAAAAGACAATACAAGAGAACGCCAAAAGAGTTAAATATCTCTATCAGCACGATATGGATAAACCTCTAGGCAAAATGGTACACCTTGAGGAGGATGACAAAGGTTTAATATTTGAGGCACAAATTCCTAAAACACAATTAGGAAAAGATGTCGTAGAACTAATGAAAGCTGGAGTCATTACTGAGAACTCTGTAGGGATTCTACCAATACAAAAGGAAATGGGTCACGATGGCTATAGACACCTCAACGAGGTAAAGCTATTTGAAATCTCAGCTGTAACACTTGCAGCTAATGACCAGGCAATGATTATGGATGTAAAAGGTAATGTAGATCCAGAGAAAATTGCTAAGAGATTTGATAAGATTGCACAACTACTCAGAAAGGGAGAGATCTCTGATGAGCTTGGATTCGCCTTAGAGGCGGAAATACTAAAGCTAAAGTCAATTTATGTAAATGTCACTCAGCCGACTGAAATTGAAGTCACTGAGCCGATCGAGGTTAAAGCAGACAATAGCGATATTTATAATTATTTGTTTAACACTCTAAAAAAATAAAAATGGAGGACAATTTAAAAAAAGAACTCGATCAAATCGGTAACATAGTTGACGAGAGAATCGAGAAAGCATTTAACCAGGCTAAAGACAATGCTAAAGGTGAAATGGAATCATCTCTAAAATCAGAGATTGATAATTTAACTACTCAGTATGTAGAGAAAAGCGACTCTTTAAACAAGAGAATGGATGAGATTGAAATGGCTGCAAAGAAAACACTTTCTGGAGCTACTCCTCAATCATTTAAATCAGCTATTCACACTGCTTTAAAAGATGGCGCAATTGATGCAATGCTTAAAGGTAATGCAAACGCTGCTCGTTTTGAGGTTAAAGCTGATATGAGCCTAGGTGCTGATGTTACAGGAGTTATTGCTGCTGAAACTATCGTGGATCAAATCAAATACGATCCTAGCCGCTCAGTGCATATTCGCTCTTTACTACCTTTAGGATCAACTGATGCACAGACTATCCGTTTCCCTAAAGAAACTGCATACTCTGATGGAGCTGCTGCTACTGCTGAGGCTGCTGCATTTGGACAGTCAGATTTCGATCTAGCTGCATCTACAGTAAATGTAGAGAAAATCGGTACTTATATGAGAATCACTGGAGAGATGTTAGATGATATCAAGCAATTGACTTCTTACCTTTCTGCTAGAGTTCCAGAAAAAGTACTTTCTGTAGAGGATAATGAAATCTTGAATGGAGATGGATCATCGCCAAACCTAGATGGATTGTTTACTGATGGTGCTGCTTTTGCTGCTGGCGGTTTTGCTGCTGCTATCGAGTCAGCTAATGAGTTTGACGTGCTTACAGTTGCTTTAAACCAACTTGCATTATCTAACTACCAAGCAGATTCTATCTTGTTAAATCCAACAGATTTACACAAAATGATCTTGTTGAAATCTACTGCTAATGAGTATTTGAGAAATCAAATCTTTAGCGGTTTACAACCAACAATCAACGGAATCCCTGTAACAGTTAATACTGCTGTAACAGCTGGAAAATTCTTAGTAGGAAATCTACGCCAAGCATCTCAGCTTTGGATTCGTGAGAATCTAGCTGTAGAGTTCTCAAGAGAGGACAGCGATAACTTCCAAAAGAATTTTGTTACTGTACGTGCAATGGAGAGAGTAGCTTTAACTAACTACTTGCCAAACGCAATTGTACAAGGAACTTTCTCAACTGCTAAAGCTGCTTTAGAAACTGCTTAATCACAGTTAATATAGCTC